TGACGAGATATTTGATATTCAGATGAAAATGTCTGAGTATGATGAATACAAGAAAAACAATCCCACACACGAAAGATACTACGAGGGTGTCGCTCCATCAGTTGGCGATCCTGTTCGTTTGGGCATTCGTAAAAAGGATGCAGGATTTAAGGAGGTGTTACAAAAAATTAAAGAACGAACTACTTACGCAGATTTTAACAAAACCTCCAGTCAAATCTAACAAGGAAACTCATGGCTCGTAAACTAGCTGTTATAGAAACCAATAATAATTATGAACAAGGTGAGCCAAAATCTAAAACAAGTAATCAGTTAAAGTTAAGATTAGATAACTTAAAAACATTTCAACCACTAACTGATAATCAAAAATTATTCTTTGATGCTTACAAGCGTGGTGATTATTTTGTTGCATTACATGGCGTAGCTGGTACAGGAAAAACATTTATTGCATTATACAAAGCAATTGAAGAAGTAATGGATAAATCGAATCCGTTTAATAAAATTATTGTAGTTCGTTCCGCAGTTCAATCAAGAGAGATTGGGCATCTTCCTGGCGATGTTGGTGAAAAGATGGAAATCTATGAACAACCATATAGACAAATCTGTCATCAGTTGTTTGACAGAAAAGATGCTTGGGATAGATTAGAAGAACAAGGACATATCCAATTTATTTCTACATCGTTTATTCGTGGAATGTCTTTCGATAATGCTATTATTATAGTTGACGAGATGCAGAATTTAACATATGAAGAAATCGACACAGTTATGACTCGTGTTGGACATATGTCTAAAATTATTTGGTGTGGCGACTATCGACAAACTGATCTAAATAAGAAAAGAAATGATGTTTCGGGTATTTTAAAATTCTTTGATATTGCACAACATATGAAAGCATTTACTCGAATTGAATTTACTGTAGACGACATAGTTCGTTCATCGCTAGTCAAAGATTATATCTTGGCTAAATTAAGATACGAAGATTTAATAGAGGGATAGAAATGATATCAAAAGAACAATTCTCACATTTATTTCCAAGAGCTCAAGATCCAGCTTCTTGGGCTGAATCAATGAATAATGTGTTTCCAACATACGAAATCAATACACCACAAAGAGTTGCTGCATTTCTAGCACAATGTGGACATGAGTCTGGTGGCTGGACAGTATTTGAAGAAAACTTAAATTATTCTGCGCAAGGATTAAATGGCATCTTCAAGAAATATTTTCCAACAATAGAATCAGCTACACCATACGCTCGCAAACCTGAGATGATTGCTAATAAAGTATATGGTGGTCGTATGGGTAATGGACCAGAGGAATCTGGCGATGGTTGGAAATATCGTGGTCGTGGACCAATCCAGCTGACTGGAAAAGATAACTATCGCGCATTTGCGAAAGAAATGTTTGACGATTGGGAAAATCTATTCGAGAATCCAGATTGGGTTACTGCTGATCGCGACTTCGCATTAATGTCAGCAATTTGGTTCTGGAATAAAAATAAACTTAATGTCCAAGCAGATAGTGGTGATATTAAGTTAATGACTAAAAAGATTAATGGTGGATATATTGGTCTCGAAGATCGTATCAAACATTATAATGAGGCAATACATCTACTTACATAATGCGAAATTTTATTGATCATGGTTTTACCAAACTTGAGCGTATCGAATCCCCCGATGGTCGTTTATACAAAACTCCGTCGGGTGGAGCCTATCCTTCCGTCACAACAGTCACGGGACTGCACTCAAAACAATCCATCATGGAATGGAGAAAGAAAGTCGGCGAAGAAGAAGCCAACAGAATCTCCAGTAGAGCAGCCAACAGAGGTACAAGAATCCACTCCTTATGTGAATCCTACTTACTTGGACAGCATGTTGAAGCAGATATATTTGATCAGGAAGTCTTCTCAAGTATAGTACCGCATCTAGATTTAATAGATAACATACATGCATTAGAATCTCCACTATATTCCCATCATCTTAAAGTTGCAGGTACAGTTGATTGTATTGCAGAATATAATGGTAAACTTGCAGTTATTGACTTCAAGACATCCAGTAAATTAAAACAGCGTGACTGGATACATGGTTACTTTATGCAAACATCTGCGTATGCAGTAGCATTTGAGGAACTTACAGGAATACCAGTTGCAAGAATGATAATTATAGTTGGTGTTGACAATGAACACGCACAAGTCTTTACAGAGAAACGAGACGACTGGATTGGTGGGTTTAAAGATCTAAGACAAGAATTCTTGCAAATTAAGGGTATTTGACTTGACATTTATTTGAACTTCAGGTATAATTATATTATGGAGGAAAAATTATGAAACCTGTGATATTGTTATGTTTTGTTGCAACTAATGCGATGGCTCTTGATATTGATAAAGAGTGGTCTAGATACAATGTTGATTTTGAGAGACTTAAACAAAAATCTACTGTAGCTACAACTCGATCTATTCCAGTTCCTAATGTAGAGAAGGAAAAGGATAAAGATAAAATTGTAGATAAGTCTACACCTCTCCCATCAAAAAATACACAAGATAATACAATGCAACAGGTTGACCCGAAATCTCCTGAACGATTGGGACATAAGTTGTCAGATCCTAATGTTCGAGATCGTGTAGTAGAAATTTATAATAAACCAGATACAGTAGTGTATTCTGCAACAGTGAGATGAAAGTATATATGAAAAAATTGATTATAGCATGTTCTGTTCTTGTATTGTCGGCTTGTAGTTCAACAAAATTAGCGACATCAGATCCACATTCTTCAGAAGCAGTTAAGTTTACCCAAGACTTTGGTAAAGTGGAAGTTACCTTTAATGATAAAGGTGAGTGGGAATCTCTTAAATCTTCTGCAACATCAGCAGTACCTATTAGTGTTGATGCTGGTCTTGAGCAAGGTATGAATGTTGCATTGATGAGAGCGAAACGAAACATTGTTGAATTCATCAATCAAGATTTAAAGTCTAAGACAACTACCGATACGATTACAAAATCACTAGCAAAGAATATTTCAGAAGAAGATCTTTCTAGTAGACAGCGAGCTGCAGATATTGCATCTGAAATTACGGAAAGTATTTCAGTTGACTCTAATGGAATCTTAAAGGGTGTGTATGTGTTAGAACGCAAGATTTCCTCGGATAGCAAATATGTTGTTGTTACTATTCAAGTTGATAAACGATCTATGAGGGCAGCACAACAAATACGAGTATCGATGGGTAACTGATGAAGTATTCATTACTATTACTCTGCTTAGTTGCGAGTTTTAGTAATGCCAAAGAAGTTATCACGAAAGGGTATGGTGATACCTTTGATGTTGCATTACGAAACGCAAAAATAGCAGCAATCGAACAAGTAACTGGAACATGGATTAGTAGCGAACATTCACTAAGAGATGGTAAAACATCTGAAACGATTGTTCAATATAATGGTGGTGTCATCAAGAGTTATGAAGTTTTACAATACTCGAATGGTGTAATACGAATAAAAGCAGATGTTGATGTTGTAAAAGATAATACTGTTGGTACCAATAAAAAAGATATATCTGAAGACATGCGTCGGCAGTTGAAAGATAATCAAAATAATCTTGAGAAGATTAAAACTGCAACAAAGGTTTTAGATAATAGAAGTAAAGCATTGAGATTTGAATCTGATACAGTGCAATATGCAACAGAAGGCACTGAAACGATTGTAACTGTAAGTGGTAGTATAATGTGGATCCCAAAATGGGAGACCGATATTAGAACCCTCGCTCAAACAATCAATCAAAAGGGATCTCATGTTTCTAATACACCAGAGAGGATTGCTGGTGGTATTATATCGAGTTTGTTATCATATAACCCTTTTGTTGGTGGAGTTGTTGCTTCAACCTATGTGGTTGCCAAACCAGCTGAAGAATTAAATAACATTGAACAAATGATTTGTTTTGCTGAAACTAAAAGACAGATAGCAGATGAATGTTATATAATTCATAATGAATTTAGAGATTTTAGTAACAGGTTAAAAGTTAATGTTGTTGGTTTAGAAGGTCAAACACAAGTTATAAATAAAACTATAGAGTTTGATGGCACTGTAGATTTGAATGAATTTTATGAACGATTCCAAGCTGGAGATGTAAAACACGGAAGATTTGGAGTATCATTAAAATATAAGAACCCAACTCTTGCAATTTACAGAGAACAGAGTACTAAAGTTCATTTAATATTTCGAGTGCCAACTAATGCATTATCAAAAGTTGAGAGATTTACTTTTAAAGTAATTTAAGAATTGCTGTTTGAAGCAAAGAGAAAAGTGTTCTGGACGGGAGTTCGATTCTCCCCACCTCCACCATAAGTATATTGACGAACCAGATTAATTTTAGGTAGCAAACACGAAAGTGGCAATATACTTCTGATGGGGGTGACTAGGTTTCGACAGGGCAATGAGTAAACAAGTGGACAGCACGGGAATGTGAAACCCGATAGGATTGGGGTATGATCTGAAGCAAGCCAGTCTTGACAGTAGGATTTCTCGGTCGAAGAAACAAAACACGTAAACGCAAACGACGAACAGTTCGCATTAGCAGCCTAAACACTGCTTAGGGTTTCGGTAGGTTTCCTCGTAACAGAATAACCTACCACAAATTAGTGAAGTCTTTGCTTTAATTTGGCAACCGATGTCCATAGATATCTTGTACTAATAAAAAAGCGACGACATTAATGGTGTAGTAAATTTATTAATTTTTATAGGAAACTATTATGAAATCAATTATCGCATTAGTAATGTTAGCATTCGCATCTGTTTCTTTCGCAGCAGAACCTGCAAAGAAGCCAGAAGCAAAGAAAGAAGAAACAAACTGCGTGACTAAAGACAAGCAAGGTAAATGTCCTCCAGCACCTAAGTCTGAGAAACCTACTCCTAAGAAAGTAGAACCAAAGGCTGAACCAGCAAAGAAGTAATACCTAAATAATATTACACTGGGTTGATGGATCCCAATAAAACCATCGTTTTTTAACACACACACAAAGGAAGTAAAAATATGAGTAACATGACTCCGTTCGAGATTCGCCTTGAACTATTAAAAATGGCGAAAGACATGCTTAGTGATGAATATTATGGTAAGCGTGAGCAAATTAGCAACGACTGGGCAACAAAAGTCGATTCTGCTAAAATCAATGGTGGCACAATTCCTGATCATCCAGGATTCCCTGCCTACCCAAGTGAGCAAGATATTATTGCCAAAGCAACGGCACTTAATGGATTTGTTTCAAATATCCCTCTAGATACTAATAAGACTACGAAAAAGTCCACCTGATACATGGGATGGAGAGGTGTGTTCGCACACCTTTCTTCTGCAAAAATTAAGGAGATGTATGCATAAGAAAATATTAACAGCTACAATAGTATTAATAAGTTTAATCGCGACAATGCCTTTTGTCGCCTTGCATGGAAAAGAATTAATTCCGCTTAATGGAATTGATTATTCGGATCTGTCACCATCCGCTAGAAAAGAAGTGGAATGTTTGGCAGACAACATATATTTTGAATCAGCTTACGAACCCGAAGCTGGTAAAATTGCAGTTGGTATGGTTACAATGAACAGAGTTAAAAAAGGATTTGAAAATTCTGTTTGTGGTGTAGTTAAACAGAAAACCAAAGAGACATGTCAGTTCTCGTGGTACTGTGACGCCAAAGCCAAAATGACATCGTATTATAAGAATACGCAGTTTAATGATAGACAAAAACAAGTTTATAAAGCATCGCAAGATGTAGCACTGTTTGTGTATATGAATCATGAGATAATTAAGGATAACACCAAAGGTGCTTTATTCTATCATGCTGATTATGTAAACCCACAGTGGAAATTGAAGAAAACTGTAACAATCGGAAGACATATTTTTTATACACCTTAAGAATGGAGTAGTTTGATGGCTAATATGATGCAAAAATTGAATTTAGATTTTCTGAAAGGTGGCGAAGATTCTAGTCATGGGTTTTATCTCCTTATGGAAGAAGTATCCTTGGCATCTGCTAAACCTGTCGTTGAGTGGATTCTAGAATCTAACTTCGCAGAGAATAAACCTGAGTTGTTGAACCTTTTGATTTGTTCTCCTGGTGGAGATTTAAATGCAGCGTTTGCTGTTATTGATACAATGCGTGGTTCATCAATTCCAATTAGAACTATTGGTCTTGGTCAGATTGCTTCGGCAGGATTGTTAATATTTGCGTCTGGATCGAAGGGGCAAAGAATTCTGACACCAAATACTTCTATTTTGAGTCACCAATACTCATGGGGTGCTTTTGGTAAGGAACATGAACTATTTGCTACTGTTAAAGAATTTGATTTAACGACTAAGAGAATGATTGCCCATTACAAAAAATGTACTGGTTTGACTGAAGTTAAAATTCGCGAAACTCTGCTTCCGCCACAAGATATTTGGTTATCAGCGGAAGAATCTAAAAAACTCGGACTATGTGATATGGTCAAGGATTTAAAATGAAAAAGTTTATTGAATATCTAAGATACTCTGGTGTTTGGATTGGGATCGTATTAAACCCATTCCACTGGCAACCAAAAATTGAAACTCGGGATCCTCTGTTTAGCGACATGAACCCCAACGGAAAATTATTATACATATCACTTGGTCCATTATGGATAAGGATAGTAATCGATGATGCAACTTATTAACAAAATAAAAGGATGGTTTATTATGACTGAAAGAAACTTACTTGTAGTATGTGTTACATTGGTAATTATGTCGGCTATTGTATCAATAGGATATTATCATGTTGCCCAAAATAATTTTATGTCAAGAAATATCGAAAATGGCATAGTTAAGGGAATTGATCCTGTAGCAGTCCGCTGTGCGTATGCAAATAGTAATGACAATGTTTGTGTTGCATATGCTGCTGGAAAGGACCATAGTTCCTCTCCTGTAAATAGGAAGTAATCTTGCAAATAACCCTATTGTTTGTAGGGTTATTAAAAATAATGCTTGACATTTAATCAATATTCAGGTATAATATATCTATGAATGTGATTAATGGATTATTATGATTATTATACATACAGGAATTAAGAAGTCCAAGAAAAGAAAACCCTCTGCTAAACAAAGGGAACTGAGAGATTCTTGGGAAAAGATGTTAAAGAAGTATGAATCAAAGAGTCGGACTCCGTCAAAAGACAAAGACCTCAGATCTACATACTCGCTTGGGAAACCTGCTTGTCGTGAGACACCTAAGATTCCAAGTCTTCCTTTCACTGGCGCACCATGCGTCAAGAAAGCAAACCCAGTTTATACTGGGAATATGGTAAAAGGTATTGGCACTATGCATAAATCAAATGCCGTGCCAATTTTTAGTGATGAGCAAGCAGTTGACATTGCGACCATGCGTCGTGGTTAAACTATACGGAGATTATACGATGGAATTGAGTAAACAAGAATATCTTGAGAAGTTTTCACTATGTGCTATGGACAGAGATTCTGAGTCCTTACAGAAAATTTACATAGCACTAATAAAACAACGAACAGTGTTAGATCGCTGGTTCGACAAATACCTTGATATGTTTGATCGAAAAATGTCACCTGATAATACAGATACACCAATCTGGAAACTTTATAAACAAAAATTAAATGAATACAGTGAACTCAACGGAGTTATTACAACAGCAAATGCTTACCTTACCAAACTTAAGAATGTTTGAAGATTCGAAATCCTTTTCGCTTTACATAGAACAAATGGCAAGAGATAAAAGATGCACTCATGTTGATGCCATCCTAGAATATTGCAAAGAAAATTTTATTGATCCTGAAGAGATTAAATCATTGATAAACAAATCTCTAAAAGAAAAGATGAAAATGGATTTTCAAAACAGCGGACATTTACCAAAAACAGCACAGCTTGATGTCTAAATTTTTGATTATACTAATCCCAATTGCTTTTGTAGTTGGGTTATGGAGTTTATTTTTCTCCATCATGCCAAAAGGTAATGTCATAGTTTATGATTGCACAATAGCAGAGATTTCTCCTGATATTCCAATTGAAGTGAAAAAGAAATGTAGGGAAGCAAGAAGTGGACGGATATAAAGCATGGAAATTATACATGGCTGTCAAGTTACACTTTACAACAACCAAGTATAATGTATTCAATAATCGTGGTCATGTAAAAGGTGCAAGAGATACATTCTATGCTCGTAATGATAGGTTTATCTTTGAACGATTATCAAGAAAGTTTCCAACAGAAAGAGATATTATTCAGTATTTCGTTGCTAATTTTGCTTACGATAATCCTGAGGTAGTTTATACTCAGTCTGAGGGAGATAGTAATCTAAATACATGGAATAAAAGAAAACAAAGTATTTCTCAGGTTTTTGAAAATGACTTGCATGTCATATTATTGCATCTTGAGAAAGAACGATTAACTGAGAACGATCTATATGAGGGAAGTGGTAGTAATTTGCCAGAACTGTTTAAACTGTTTCTTGGTGGATATATTACTATAGAAACTATGGTAATTCTTGATTCTTTTGTAAATTATCTTACAAGTATTTCTAGTAAAATAAATTTGCTTTGGAGCGAAGAATGCCTTAGAATAGAAAAGTGTAAGGGATTTATTAAGTTTGATCGAGATAGACTCTTGCAAGTATATGAGAACTTTAAACAGGAAACAGTAGAGTTGTAAAATGACTCAAAAGAAATATCTTCATTTTGAAGACGAGGTTGAGGTAAGGTCTAATCGAAAGGTTAAACATTCCACAAACCAAAAAGGTAAAGGTATGAAAGTACTAAATAGTTATGTTGAGGAATATTATGATGACGAAGATCTAGATTATGATTTCGAAACATATAATGAAGACGATAATACTAATACAAAAACACATTAATACATTTAATACAAAGGAAATACGATGGATATTCAAGCACTTCGCAAAATGCGCAACACAGATTTCGGTAAAATCACTTCCGAATTCGAAAAAATTGCTAACCCTGAATCTAGCGGTGGCACTAAATCCTACCAAGACGACCGTATCTGGAAATTAGAAGCTGATAAAGCTGGTAATGGTACAGCCACGCTTCGTTTCTTACCACGAGTAGAAGGTGATGAACTCCCATGGGTTCGTATCTTCAATCACTCATTCCAAGGTCCAACTGGTAAGTGGTACATTGAAAATTCTTTAACAACTTTAAACGAGAAAGATCCTGTTGGCGAATTGAATTCTAAATTGTGGAATTCAGGTTCAGATGCTAATAAAGAAATTGCTCGTAAGCAAAAGCGTAAACTGTCTTACATCTGTAATGTTTTGATTGTTTCTGACCCAAAACATCCAGAGAATGAAGGACAAGTTCGTTTGTTCAAGTTTGGTAAAAAGATT